CCCAGCCCAAGCACGAATTGGTCTGTTAAACCGTTTACCTTCCCACCATGTTGGGTATATACCCGTCACATGGTATGCCATTTCCATAGCCCCACAAAAGGACTTACCGATCCTATTTCCAGCCATAAGCAATCGCTGTTGTGCAACTGTATTATGGAATTTTGTTTGGTATTCGTATGGTTTATATTCTTTCATACGATTAGTAGCTTTTCTTTGCTCTAATTCTTTGGCTATCTTAACAGCTTGTTCTAGTAAATCACTTGTCATTTTTTAAAATATATTTTCTACGTATTTTACGAGGTGTTGCTAACTCAAAAATTTCTTCGGTTGTCATATGCGTTTTATCGTCAAATCCATAATGTTGTGTAGCAGTATAAGGAACTCTATCAACAAGAACATATCTATAGATATACGTACCCTTTTGAAAATGCAACAAAGTTTGTGCTTTTTTTATCTGTAAAAATTTACGTGCCATAATTATCCCATATAGTTTAAAAAAAACACATATGCAAGCTATTAACATAGGTTAATATTTAATAATTACCCATGAGTTTGCAGAGTTATCCATTATATTAAGGGACAAAAGGCACTTTGGGGGGTGGGGGGGTCAAATCACGGGCATCCATCCACACAACGAAGCCCTTTACTGTGTGTGTATGTAGGAGAGGAATAGAACAAAGGTAGGGTAATATCCACCAGACCGCAACGCTTGAGGCATAGCAGGGGAAGGCGTGTGTGTGTGTGGGGTGATCGTTCATCTCACCATATTACGCAGGTAATCAGAGTGATGGGGCTTGTGTTATCCTTTAGGTGTTATGCTTGTCTATGAGCAGATATGGAGGAGCAATGACCTAGTTTAAGCTAGACCCACCATCACTTGGATCAGTAAGTTTAACGATCTTCATGTTAGTAAGTAAGTGATCTAGTTCGGCCTTAAGTTCCTCGTCAGTTTTCTTACCCGTTATATCTTCAAACTTGGTTGTAGTCTGGTAGCCCGTTCTATCTAGCAATGAGTTGATTGCACCTAGTTGAACGCTTGGAGTAGTCTTGTCGTTCTCTATCAGCTTTTTAAGTTTATCCACCGCCATTGGTACAGCAGAGCCTAGCAGTTTCTTGGTAGCGTTCTCTATCTGGTTTTGTAGCTTGTTCTTGAGTTCGTAGCCTTGTTGCTCGGCAGTCTTTTCAGAGTATCCCGCCTTGATTGCTGATTGAGTAGCGTTGCCCGTCTGGCTAAAGTATTCAACGAACATTTTTTGTTTGTCTGTAAGGTTTTGTGACATATTTGCAACATTATAAACTAAAGTTTTTTTTTATGCAAATTGTTATTTTATGGGTTGACGGGTTTTATCAAATGAAATAATTATTAACTTATGTTAATTAAAACTAAAGGAGAAAACATGGAAACAGTAAGCGTTATAAAAACTAATAAACCAACTATGACCGTTTATGGTTATGAGCCTTCACTTGAGGAGGCTCAAAAAGCTGTTGGCGGTTATGTTGAGTTAGTTGATCTTGAAGATTTAGGATGTTTGTTAGTTGATGAGGATGGTAAATTAAAGCGTAAGCCTATTAATGAGCAAGCTACTAAACTTTACAATCAATTATTTGATGGTGTAATCGTGGGTAATGTTATTCATCTTAAACCAGAAACTAGGAAGGAATGGTAATGGAATACTTTTTATTGGCTCTAATTTGTTCCCTTATAATCGTTAGATTATGGGGGGATGAATAATGGATATTTGTCACGAGTGTGGTGAGGATTTAAAATTAAATTCAGATCATTTTTTATCTTGCGATAATGGTGATTGTGAAAAATCTAAACCTAATCAATTTGACCCTATTGGTCACCTTGAGCAACAAAACTTAATCAATCAACAAATGGATAATACATAATGAATATTTATTTATCAGCAATTGCATTTGCGCTTTGTTTTGCGCTTATGTTTTTAGGAGTAATTATAGCCATACACTTGAGTGTGTGGCTTGGTCTATCATTAACAGCAGTAGCAGGGATTAAATTTTGGTCTTATCTACCGCAATTAAACTAGGAGAAAAAATGGGATATACTAACTACTTTACACAACCGACAGATTTTACCGCAGATGAGTGGTGTGCTGTTATGAATGAGGCAGAATACTTAAAAGGCATTGGTAAAAATTTCAACGTAGGGATTTACCCAGATGAAATTATTATTAATGGTAATTATGAAAGTTGTGAAAGTTTTTCATTGATGAAAAAAGCTAAAACTGAACCAGACTACGAGGGGCAGGATGTGGAAACTCATTACTGTAAAACTAGGGAATTGCCTTACGATCTACCTGTTTGGCATTTACTTACATTTTGCCAAATGATTAAAAAAGACTTTGAATGTAGTCGTGATGCTTGGTCTTGGCAGAAAAATAATAAAATAACTAAAACGGAGGATACTGATGTCAGAATTAACAGTTAAACTTAAAAGCAATGATTATGAGAATGGTGAGTTTTCACAAGATCAATTAGTTTTTAGTAATATAGATCATTACGAGTTTTTTAGTCATGGTGAGAATGATAAAAAGACTTGGGTTAGGTTTAAATTTAAAAACGGTAAGCCTAATGGTCTAATCACTACAACCGACAATATTGAGAACATGGATGAGGTGCAGGATAATATTGTTATAAGAATTAGTGAATTGGCCTAATGATTAAAATGAGAATAAAGGGAAAATTGTACACGGGTAAAACCGTGTATGATTGTTTGTGTCAAGCTATTAGAGAGCCTATTGATATAAACGCTAAATTAATAACAATAACTAAAAAAATGGAGAGTAAGCATGAAGGAAATGGAAGCAATAGATAAACACGTTGGTAAGATACATAAGAAATTTATGGATAAACCCAGAACACCAAATGAAAGCATGGTGGCTGATTTACAGTTTTCAGCTAACTTGGTTAAAATGGGATTATGGAACTTACAAAGATGGTCAAAGACTACACGACAACCTAAAAAGGCTTGGAGAACAGTATTGACTAAAATAATCAATGAACACAAAGAGGAAGATAAAAAAGCATGAGTAAGTATATTATATTAACGGGAGGATTTATGTTTTTCTTTGGCGTTGTGTTTGCATTTACAATTGAATTTGTATTTGGTTCAATTATTGCAGGCGGTGGCGCAATAATATTACATAATCATTATAAAGAACATAAAGGAGGAAAATAATGGCTGAACAAAATGTAATAAATAAAAAACCAGAAGGTTGGGCAGTTGTTGTGACTTGGGAAAGAGAAGATAAAACTTGGTACACGGAAACTATAACTGAATTGCCAGAAAGTATTTCAATTGATATACATGATTGGTTAGATAAAAGAGCAAAGGAGGAAAATGCCGAAATACAAAGTTAATATTAGTTTTGATGAGCAAATAATAACAGCAGACAGCGAGGATGAGGCTCAAGATATTGCAGTTGAAAAAGCTGATTTTGGTTGGGCAGATATAGAAGTTAATGAAATAACAGAGGAGAAAAATAATGGCTGAACAAAATGAAAACCATTTTCATGTACATAGTGAAAACAAAGCTAGAGAACATGAAAGAAAGAAAAAGACAACTGTTGAAAGTTGGGCTATCTACATAAAATGGGGAGATGGTAAAGAGGATATAATTACAGAGATGCCAGATGAGGTGGCAAATGTAATTGACAATCATTTAACTACATTAGAAAAAAAACGACAAGTTGACTACGTAATGGGAAAGGAGGACAAATGATCTTATTTGGTAAAACAAAAGCAGATTGGATTAAGTTTTTATATAACTATTCAGATTATATAGTTATGTTTGTACTTGGTTTAATATTAGGACTACTAATTTAATTAACATACAATTAAGGGTGTTCGTACATTTCTTTGTAGGACACCTTTAATTTTTTATACTTATCTAACAATTTCAAATACTTTAATTTCCATTGATGCTTAATCTTAATTGATTTGGCTTTTTCTTTTTTGGCTTTATCAAGTTTAACCATATAACCTAATAATAGGTTTTTACCCACGCCCTTGACGGTGGTACTTTTTGAAAGATCGTTTTTCCGATTTGTTTTTTCGCTTCTTATGTACACGAGGCCTTTTTTTAGGTTTTGGTCTAGGTATAAAATCTTTAAATTTTTGTTTTGCCATTTACTTTTTCATTTAACACTTTTAGATCAATGATCTGTTTTAAAGTGTCAATTTCCTTATCCTTTATATTTATTTCATCTTTATAGGATTTGGTCATCTTTTGCAACGCATCTAACAAAAATCTTACTTGGTGCATACCCATCATTTTAACAGTTAAAAACAATCTAGTTTCATTAGCTGTCATTTTAACAGATGCTTTACCATCTTTAATAACCGCATAACCATTTTTTACCATTTCGTTATCAAACTTACTTATCCAATCAATGCCATCTATATTTAACATTGCATCTATTTTGTTTGCATCATGTTGATCTAGTATTTTATATAATTGATCTATCATTTCTTCTCCTTTTTTTATTATAGATTGATTATTCATTATGTACCTTTACCATAGTTAATGTTTCATTCAACAATTCTTTTTGAGTTCCCCATTTTTCTGTAAATGATTTAGGACTATAATGATAAGCGTCAACGCCTTGTCTGTGATGTCTGGGACATAATGGAATGACCTCATAATCGCTTGCCTTGCGCCCCATACCCGTCTTATCTTTGATATGATGTAATTCAGCAGGGCTGTCAGGGAAACCCATTTTATTACAGATTAAACAACCAAGACCTGCAACTATGGACATATGTCGCTTTACATCATTACTTTTTGTACGTTTCATACTTGTACTCTTTGGCGTAGAATTTTCTTGTACTTATAAAGGTAAGTTTTTTAATATTTTTGGTAGGTATAATCATTTGGTCGCCCACATCCTCACTTGCAAATGACATAGAAAAAATATGACAATCTTTGTTTTTAGATATTAAATACCCTTCTGTAAAACACATAGAAGGTTCATCTTTAACAGCCTCTTTTATTGTTTTCCAAATACATTCACTTGATGCATCTTCCCACCAACACTCGTAGCGGTCAAACTGATACATTGGTATTTCTTTTATCTTTTTCTTTTTAGCCATTCTTATTCAAACCATATCCTTTTGCTTCTCTCATTTGATTAATCATTTTGGTTTTCCATGTTTCAAAATTGATCTCAATCATTTTCTTTTCCCAATTCCATTTGGCTTCTTCACCAACAGCTTTAGCAAGATCATTAATATGATTTTGATATCTATCATCAGACCTCGCTTCACGTTCTTGAGCATTAACACTATCTAATTTGCCCGTATTGGAATTTATCATCTTTTCTTTCATAATCACAGCTAATAATATTTTACGACCATGTTGCAATCTTTCTAGGTTTTGCTTGGCTTTTGCATGGTTATAACCAATTTCTCTTAACTTATGCATATGTTGTTCTGTTATTTCTTCACTCATATTCTTAACTCCTTCATGTTGTATGATTTTGCTCTTGCTATATTGCAATGCTGTATAAAGTTCATTGTTTCCTTACTTGTAGATACAGGAAATACTTTTTTACTATGAGGAAAGTGGCCAAACTTTCTTTTAAAAGTATGACTAGCCCATCCTTCTTTAAAACCTTTTTGTTTTGCGTAATACAATAGTTCAGCATAAAATTTTTGCTTATCATCTGTTTTAGGTTTCATCTTTGGTAGTTCAATCAATCTACCTTGTTGTATTAGTATAGCTTGTTCTTTTTTAGTTGGCATAAAACTACAATTAGGACATTCGGGTTGTTCCTTTGTAGGTTTATAAACCGTATCACATTCTACACAAGTGAATGGTTGTTTCTCAATTGGTTCTATCTTTTTCTTTTCACGTTCTTTTGTTTTAGAATAAGTTAGTTCCCAATTAGGTACATCTTCTGGAAAACCATGTTCATATACACATCCAGAATGATCTATGATAAGTGTATCTTTTTTATTTTCAGCAGGTCGCAATGCTCTACCTACCATCTGTAAATACATAGAATAAGATTTAGTAGGTCTAGCTATAATTACACATGATATTTTAGGTTGATCCCAACCCTCTGTCAGTACCATACAATTAGATAAAACTTTAATCTTATCATCTTGTAAATCTTGTAATACTTTTTCTCTATCAATCTCTTTCATCTCTCCATCTATATGGCCTGCAGGTATTCCATTTTGATTAAAGATATTAGCAATGTATTTAGAATGTTTAATGGATGAGCCAAATACTACTGTTGGCCTATTCTCACCATACTTTATCCAATGAGATACAATATCTCCTACAAGTTTAGGTGTGTTCATTCTTTTGTCTAATTCTTTTTTCTCATAATCACCTGCCATAATACGAATGTTTTGTAAATCTGGTATTGATGGTGCAACTATTCTATTAGGTACTAAATGACCTTTTGCAGTTAGTTCTCTTATCGTACCGCAGTTGACAAGTTCTTGATATATATTTCCAAGACCACGACCATCATTTCTACATGGCGTTGCAGTTAAACCAATAACCCATGCATCTGGATAAGCGTTTATCAAATCTTCAAATGATTTAGATGTACTTCTATGAGCCTCATCCAATATAATTACATCTGCTTGAGGTTTAACAAAATCATCATTATCTTTTCTAGCTGAAAATGTTTGAACACTTGCAACTTGTACATCAGAATAAACACTACCACTTTTACCTGCCATGATAACACCATGTTTAATTTCAAAGTCTGCAAGTTTTCTACTACATTGCATTACAAGTTCACGTCTATGCGCTACAAACATTCCAAACCTATTATTTTTAACCAACGCTTCCATCATAGAACAAGCTATAACAGTTTTACCACTACCCGTTGGTGCAACTAATAATATTTTCTTTTTACCTTCTTTGAAATGTTGTCTAATATCTTCAATTGCTTTCTTTTGATAATCTCTCAATAAGTTCATTAGTATCTTCTCCATATATCTTTTAATTGAAACATAACTTCACCTAAATTTTCTGGTGGTACACATGAATTGGCAAACTCAATTGCCTCTCCTTTTGCATACTCAAAACTTTCACCACGTTTTTTAATGGCTACTAAAATTTTAACTAATTGAGCATGACGTTCACCTGCATTGATACCATATCGTAAAGTTCCCGTGTACTTACCTTTGTAAGTTGATGGTGTGTAATCCATTTTAATAGTTTTTTGTTCGGGTCTTTTTAATTCCAAACCTTCTTTGATCTCTTTCATTGTGTAAGGTTCAGCAGTTGTACATTGCAATATCTTTACGGGATAAGGTTGTTTCTTATGATGATAAAAACCTGCAACTCTCATAATTCTAGGTAAGTCTTTTACAACGGGATCAGAATTAAATTTAGTTGCCAATGCTTGTTGATACAAAGTAAAAGTTTCTAAAGGCATATCTTTAACTAACCAATAACAATGGTATTTTTTAGGCGAAGTATTTACAATCATACTAGGTGGAATACCAAAACTTTCTGGTAAGGGTGTACCATCTAAATCTATAAACACAGACCTAACTTTAATAATGTTTTTAGTAGTTCTTCCAAGACCATTAGTTTCATTGACAGTAAAATATACACCTGCACCTTTACTATTCAATTCAGCTAACTCATTAAAATGTAATTTAAGACTACCATGTAATTGTTTGATTAATCTTTTGTTTAATCCCTTATCATCAAATGTTTGAAAACTATGGTGTTGGCCAAAGTAATCTAAAAACATATGGTAATGAGAAGTTTCATTATAATTACTCACAACGAAAACCTACAAATAGTTTACCATCTTTTGTGTAATTGCCTTGAGATATATCATCTGTTTCATTATAGTATGTAGTAGTATTTTCAATAATTTGATTTCCATAATCTCCACATGAAACATTGATGGGTTTAAACATTTCTATTTTTTCTAATTCACAAGTAGAACAAGCTAATAAAAATATAATTATTTTTGTCATTTGCTTTCCTCCAAACTTTCTTCACTCCATCTAATTTTAGCACCAAGTTTTCCTGCAACAGATCGTTTCTTTCTATTCTTGGCCTGCTCTTTACGTTCTTCTTCTGCTTGATTACATATTAAATATTTCTTACCATCTTTTTCTTTTACCTCTGTAAATAGATGTTTAATTTTTGGAAATATTTTTTCAATTTTTTGCAATCTGCATCCACACATTTTTGCCAATACCTCTAAATCATTTAGTATTTTATAACCTCTCCAACAATGACAATATAATAAAATATATGCGCCTTGTTCATCTAAAGATAGTTTCATTCTGTTTGGGTCACTTATCCAATCGTTTGCGTAAAACTGAAACGCAGGGGATTGCTCATCAGTAATTGATTTTCTCATAATTTCATTCCTTAAGTTTAGTTAATTTATTTTTTAGCCCAAAAAGAAATGGTTGTCAATGGGGATATCTTGGGTGCAGTTGAAGTTGTAGGTGCAGTTGAAGGTGAAGATGAAGGGGATACTTTTGCTATCCAAAAAAAATGGCAAATTTTAGTAATCGCATGGCAATGCTATGGCAATGCTATAAAAGTTTGTTGGAAATAAAGGGTGAATGGGGCAGAAAACTAAACTAGAGAGAAAAGAAAAAAACTGCCCCATTCGTAAGGTATATTTGTACGCTAATTTTGTGGATGCGCTACGCCTACCTTATAGGCGTAATTTGTAAATCTGGTCTAATGTATTCTATATCAAAATCACCAAGTTTTGCAATCTGAAATGCACGAAACGGAGGTATTACCTTCCATTTAGATACAGCAGGATGAGATATACCTAACATTTTAGCTAGATTTTTACCACCATATTGATTAACTACTTCTTTTTTACGATCCTGTGCTATCTTATAATTGCTCATTTAAGTTCCTTAATTTTGATAGGTATTTCATTTGTTCTTCTGCTTCTATACCTTCGTTTGTTAGTTTTAAAATGCTATCTGCTTTTTTAAAATGTTCTGGAATAACAGATGATCTATCTAAATTGATAATTTCTTTTTCAATTCTTTTAGCTTTAGCACCTAATTCATCAATTAATTCATTTAATATTGTAGCCATGTCTAAATTTATACAATTTTATTAACTAATGTCAATTAATATTTGACATTAGTTAATTACTATGATTTAACCCTAGTTAATCAATAATAAATATAAAAAAAAGGACTAAAATATGACAAGTATAATAGCAGGAAGTGGAGATGCACCACGTTATCCAAGTGTATCAGTTGGCGTACATAAAGCCAGATGCGTAAAAATCATTGATTTAGGTACGCAAAAATCAGACTTTAACGGTGAAATTAGTTGGAAAAGACAAGTATTAATTATATTTGAAACTCCCGAAGAATTAAATAGTGAGGGTCAACCATTAACAATTAGTAAGTTTTATACTTTATCGCTACATGAAAAAGCTAATCTTGGAAATGATTTAACATCATGGAGAGGTAGAGCATTTAGTGAAGCTGAAAAACAATCATTTGATATTAGTAAATTATTAGGTGTGACTTGTTTGTTAAATGTTATGGATAAAAATGGTAAACCAAAAATATCATCTATTATGCCTATGAAAAAAGGTGATCCAATTGCTGAACAAATAACTCAAGGTGTTGTGTTTAGTTTGGAAGACTTTCAAAATGGTAAAAAAGAAGTTTTTAATAACCTATCAGAAGGTATTAGAAACATTATTTTAAGATCAAAAGAGTTAGAAGGCATGAACCAAGATCAAGGTGATGAGGGTAATGGTGCAAGTGTCGGTGATAGCCCAATACCATTTTAATGTTAATCACAAATAACTCAAACTTACCAAAAGTAATTGAACGGGCTGTTAAGAATGACCCCTACGATAGTAGTGGTTCAGATATTTCTTGCACCCGTTTGATTGCGCCCCCTAGAATTAGGGTCTTGCAAATGAGAAATAATGATCTCATTAAAGAGGATGTATCTGATCGTATATTTTCTTTATTAGGACAATCAGTTCACCATATTATTGAACGAGCAAAAGTTGCTAGTGATATAGCTGAACGTAGATTGTATTTTAAAGATAAAAACATCACTAACGATTGGAAACTATCTGGTGCATTTGATTTACTTACGGGTGACGGTAAACTTATAGACTTTAAAGTCACGTCAGCTTGGAGTGCATTAGATGCTTTAACAAATGGTAAGGCTGAATGGGAACAACAACTTAATGTTCTTGATTTTCTTTGTCGTAAAAACCAAAAAGATTTAACTAGATACAAAAAAGAAGTTAAAGTTAAATCATTATCTATCATGGCTATACTACGTGATTGGTCTAAAATGCGTGTTATGCAATCAGACAATTATCCTCGTAAACAAGTTGTGATGATACCTATCCGTAAATGGACAGATGAAGAACAAGATGTTTATGTTAAAGCTAGAATAAAACTACACCAAGATGCTGAACAAATGAAAGAACTACCATTGTGTACAGCTAAAGAAAGATGGCGTAAAGAAGATCAGTTTGCTGTTATGAAAGACGGTAGAAAATCTGCTTGGCGTTTATTTCCTACAAAAGAAGCGGCTAAACAATTTATTGTTGGTGAAAAAATGATAGAAGGTAAGGGTTGTTCTATTGTAGAACGTAAAGGTGAAGATGTTAGATGTCAGCATTATTGTAGTGTCAATGAGTTTTGTTCTCACTTCATGGATGTTGCTTTTTAATGAGTGCTTTTAAAAAACAAATAGGGGGTGACCATTATAAAAAGATGGTCATCCAACCTGCTAAATTTATTAATGAAAATAAACTCTTATTTGCAGAGGGAAATGCCATTAAATACATATGTAGGCATGGCTCAAAAGGTGGCCTACAAGACATAGAGAAGGCCATACACTACCTTGAAATGATAAAGGCTAGGGACTACTCCAAATAAAAAAAACAATCGCTATTAACCTTTGTTTTTGATAAAATGAGGGTTATGAAAAAACAACCTCAATTAAATAGTATGTTGATAGGCCTGCTAGGAACTATCTTGTTAGGAATATCTAGCTGGGCTTTGATGACTATCGTTCAATTGGAGGTTCATATCGGTATGTTGACAGAAGAAATTATGTCAATAGATAAACAAATAGGTCGTATTTATAATCATATGGATAGAATGATGAACAAATGAATTTCATACTTATTTTACAATTATGTTCAGTTATAGATGGGCAATGTATGCCTGCAATTCAAAATGAAAAAATGTTTAATAATTATGCAGAATGTGCTATATACGGGTATTCTGCATCTGCGGAATACTTAAATATAATGGAACATAATATGATTAATGAGTTTAAATTAAGTGTTAGATTTTGGTGTAAGGAAATGGATCATGCATAAAAAGAAAATCGTATCAAGATCAACTTCAACTACATCTCATAAACTTATTGCGCTTAAATTAGATGAAGTAAAAGCGTTAGTTATAAAAAATTCAAAAGACATTGAAGATTTAAAAGCCCAAGTAAATATGGGTAAAGGTGGCATAAAAGCCCTATTTGCAATAGGTTCATTAGTTGCAATAATATTAGGAACGGGAAAGTTCTTTAAATTCTGGGGATAATATGTGGTTTAACGCTTTATCATTAGCAATCAAAACAGGTGGCCATATCTATAAAAAGAAACAAGAAACTAAAATGCGTATGGCAGATGCTCAAGCTAATCATGCAGAAAAAATGGCTAAAGGGGAATTAGAATATTCGGGCAAATTATTAGAGGCAAGACAATCAGACTGGAAAGACGAGTTCGTTTTGGTCGTGCTAACGCTTCCTATTTTAGTAATTGCGTATGGAGTTTTTAGTGACGATCCAAATNCTTCTGCTAAAATTAAAGAGTTTTTTGACCAATTTCAACAACTTCCTTCATGGTTTACTAATCTTTGGATACTTGTAGTAGCAAGTATATATGGTATAAAAGGTACACAAATCTTTAAGAAAAATAAATAGGAGGTCTTATGGGATTATGGAATAAAGTAAAAAAAGCCGCAAAAGATACAAAGAAAGCATTTGTAGATGTTAATACTGCGGCAGTTAAAGTACAAACTTCACCTGTTCAAATGGCAGGCAGAATGGTTAAAGGTGAAAATCCTAAAGATGCTTTTCAAAACACAGCTAAAGATACTTTAGATAGCGTTGATAAAGCTAGTAATAGTACAAGACAATGGGCTGGCGTACAAAAGAAACCTAACGGTCAAGATTAATGCGTGATAACAAGGTGCTTGAAAGTTTTAAAAAGCATACTGAAAAAAAACTAAAAGAGATGAAAATATTTAAGTATTTAAAAAAAGAAGTTAATACGGGTGCTAATGGTACACAAGGCTATGTCATTAAAAAAGGTATTAACAAAGGCAAAAAAATATAATGCAAGATTACCAAGAACTAAAAGATCGTATTAAAGAACATGAAGGTTATGTTAATACTATTTATAAAGATAGTCTTAATTTTGCCACAATTGGATATGGACATTTAATAGTAGATGGTGACCCATATGAAGAAGGACAAGAATATTCAAAAGTTATATTAGATCAACAATTTGATGAAGATTTTGACATTGCTTTATCTGGTGCTGAAAAAATATTAGGTACGGGTGATATAAATTTTAAAGCCAAATGTGTCATAATTGAGATGGTATTTCAATTAGGTATTGGTGGTGTATCTAAATTTAAAAAAGCATTAAAAGCTGTTGGTGAAGAAGATTGGGATACAGCCGCAGATGAAATGTTAGATAGTAAATGGGCTACTCAAACTCCAGAACGTGCTACCGAATTATCCTCTATAATCAGAAGTTGCAAATTATAAATAATTAAACTATAAGTTTAGTTATGTTAATCATTGAAAATGTAATTGTTAATTACGGTAAGAATGAACCTACTGAAATTATAAATGATGTACATATACAAAATGGTCTTGTTAAATTTATTGACCCTAAAGATAAATTAAAAAACTTGGAGGAAACTATTGATGGTTCACCAATAGAATATTATGAACAAGCGAATATTAGTAATAAGTGATATGCATATTCCTTATCACCATAAGGATAGCATAGAATTTTTAAAAGAAATAAAAAAACAATTTAAACCAGATAAGGTTATTAATATAGGTGATAGTGTTGATTTTCATGCTATATCAATGCATGATAGTAATCCAGACTTACCTAGTGCTGGAGATGAACTTACTTTAACAAGAAAATATATTAAAGAATTAGAAAATGTATTTCCAGAAGTTACAGAAGTAGATAGTAATCATTCTAGTTTAGTATTTAGACGAGCATTAAAGTTTGGAATGAGCAAACAATTTATTAAATCTTACGGAGAATTTTTAGGTACTAAAAAATGGAAGTGGGTAGATAATTTAACTTTAACTATGTCTAATAATCAAAGGTGTTTCTTTACTCACGGTATGAGTGCTGATATTTTAAAAGTATCACAAGCTATGGGTATGAGTGCAGTTCAAGGACACTATCATACAAAGTTTGTAATCTCTTGGTGGGCTAATCCAGACAATCTATTCTTTGGAATGAATGTAGGGTGTTTAACTAATCAAAAATCAATGGCATTTGAATATGCTAAAAACTTTAAAACAAGATTTATACTTGGTTGTGGAATTATCCTAGATGGTATTCCAAGATTACTTCCAATGGTTTTAGATAAAAAAGGTAATTGGATTAAAAAATTAGTCTAACTATCTAGCTGTTGCAGGGTTATCTCCGACTAGAGGTTGTTCGGCAAATGCCATGTAGATGTATGTACTGCCACCAAAGTTATTACTAGCACCATCAGTATTTCTCAT